ATCGAGTTGGGCTTGAAATGAAAAAGGATTCATTTGGTGGGCGGCCGCTATTTTCTGAGGGAGCACTATTCCAACTCCCATCAGAGATGATTGAGCTTCACGACGACGTTGAATATCGGTGTGGAAACTAGTTCCTTCCAAATCAATTTTGAATTTATATCTTTTTGTTCTATTATTGATTTGATATTCAAGGAATTTATTAAACCATGGATACACTTCTTCTGATACAAAGGAGTCCACATCGACGGATAATAATGTCTCCATCTGGTTCATTTTTTGTTCACTTCCATAAAGCAGTGCGCTATTTACTCCTGCTTTCCCTATCGTATCTTTATTCCAACTAGAAGAAATATCTGTGTTAATACCATATTCAATACCTTTAATATCATCAAGAGGTGCTGTTATGACATTTACAGATTCATTAATAGCAGATCTAAGTAATTGCATAAATGGTTTAAGATTTTCAGGAGATACGGCAAATGCGTCTTTAACTTTGGCGCTCGCCTCTTTGCTAATTAATGGAATCTGACCGGAGAGAAGCTTAATTGCGGCACTCATGTATGAGCTTTTCTGTAAATTTCTTATTGTGTTTTGATTGGCAAAATCAGGGAAAAGACCAGAAAAATACGGTATTCTAGAAGCTTGTTGGTTTTGAAGCTTGAAAGACCAAAAACCGTCTTCTGGTGAACATCCAGCATATTGTGCCCAGAGTGAACTTCCCCTATCGTCTACACTCGCAGATGGATTATAACTATTAGAATTATTATTTGTAAATATTTTTTGATATGTCTCTTTAAAGATAGAAGGAAACATATTTATGTCAATACCGCCTTGTTGAAAATACATATAATTAAAATCAAATAAAAATCCATAATCCCATCTTCCTGTAATCAAACAGTAGGTCGGATCAAGTTCTTGCATAACATAGAGGTCGCCTTCGTCCCGAAAAACTGAAAAATAAGCTTCTTGGCGATAGAGTTGTTTTAGAATTGTTTGGAATTCTTTTTTGTGATCAAATTTTAAAAAGAAATCTTTTACGGTATTTAAATCTTTTTTATATTCAGGTGTTTTATACTCAGATATATCTTTTATATTTTTACAAGTATATGTAAAATCCCATGACAAGATATCTGCCATATAGTTTAATAATCTTTTATAAGGAGTACTTATATATTCAAAAGATTCGGATATTGCTAGTAATTCTCGTTCGGAAGATTTAGGATTGTCAAGTGCTTTGGTTACTTTTTCAGGAGTAACATTCCCTGTTGTCATAAGTCCTATATCTCGCATACGACTGTTGACGTGTTGTGGATTGAAGGCACTTGGATATATATTTATTCCTAATGCTTCGGCCCATTGTAATACATTTATAACATCTTCTTCTGAGTTTATTATTTCTTTGTTATTAGGTTCTATTATTTTTTTTCTAGGAGCCAATGTTTAAGCCTCCTTTCTTGATAGGGTTAGGGATTGAATTGGATTTAAGTTTGCATTTGAATTTGGTTTTGATTCCAAATTTGATTCTAAATTCAATTCTTTTGTAAGAATTTTTTCGATGTTTTTGTAATCTTTATAACTAATTTCAATTAGTTTAATATTATTAGTTAAGCAATAGTCTCGTTTAATTTGGTCATTTATAAGCCTTTTATTAAAACCAGATTCTCCACCAAAATGTTCTACGGGAAAGAAGTGTTGAATTCCTTGTGCTTCACAAACATAATTATAGTCTGAAAAATAAAAATCAAATGGAAGAGGCAATAAGTTTTTGCAATCATCAAATCTTTTTTGTGGATCAAATATAATATTATTTTTTTCTAAAAATTTTCGAATACGTTTTTCTAAATTTGATTCATTGCATATAGGGCATCCTCTTGGTTCATTTCCAGTTCTTTTACCCACAGATGATAAATATGAATTTCCACAATCTTCACATATCCAATAAAACTTCTTATTTGTATGCGAAGCAACACTGTTAGGGGTTATAGGATTATTTTTATTATAATCCCATTCTTTGGCTATATCTGGATATTTATATTCTAGATTGTTGCAGTTTCCAACATAAGTACTATTGCAATAATAACATCCTCCATCTCTTGACAATAATGGACTAAAGTTGGTCTCAAATGGTTTTTCTTCGGTCGGACATTTTAGGCATTTGAATTTTAATTTTGCATCTTTCCCTAAATATTTTTGTCCACTTATTAAGAAATATGGTTTCTTATTTATTTTTATCCAAGTTTCTATATTATGTATAGTATAATCATTTGAAATATCAAATTTTGATGGTAATAAGTTTTCATTTGCATACTTTAGAACGACTGAAAATTTTGAAGAATATTTATACCCATCGACATCAGTATAAAACATTTTTGTATTATTACCGCGCCATTCCTGAAAATCATCCAAAGACAATTTAGAATTAGCTTTCTTTAGTAAAGTTTTTATGTTTTCTATAGTATAAGGATTGGCTTTATCAAATCTAGACAATCTTGTTCCTCTATTTATAACATTATTTAAAAATTTATCATAAGAAACAGAATATGAATATCCTTCATTATCTAGAACAAAAAGATTTAATTTACAACTAATATACTTTTGTTCTGGTAATAAATATCCATTTTTTTCTATGCTATCTTTCACTTCTTGAAATGTATATTTTTTAACTCCTGCGCACCTTGAGCAAATATTTTTTCCATATTTAAATTTATTAAATCCCCTAAATTCAGTATGCCCACAAGAAAAAATTATTTCAAGTTTCTCGACTTGATCTTTATAATTAATAGATAATAACTTACAACCTCTGTCTTCTATATAACTTTTTACATAATCATAACTAAGTTTCTTTGTCAATATATCCTCCTACAGATATTCCTAATTCTAAATATAGGCAGAAAGTTATTTAGGAGTATAACCTTGTCAAATATTATAAAGCATCGATTCTTTATAATATTCTATCTGCCTATGTTTATTAAACTAAAATATTTGTGTTAATCCTGATATAATATCCCAATCGCTTACTTTATTATCATTTTCTTTCAATAGCCATTTGTCAAATTCGGTAGATATCACAAAATTGCAATAGCTAATTGCGCTATAACGATCCTTATAACATCCGGCTTTTTCTACAAGTTTCACTCTGTCAGACACTGGCTTAAAATCAAGATTGATGCATTCTGAGATGAACAGCCCTGTCTGGACATAGACACTAAGAAAAAAAGCATAAGTTTCACTGTCGTCAGGATGTGCTGTAAACTCTGGAACTGATTTTATCAAATAATCTTCTCCGTCACCATCGGCAATAAGAAATTTCCATAATTTTTTCTGTAATGACATTTTTAAAGACGTAGCAATCTGACTATTTAAGTCTTGACTAGCAGAAATAGGGAATATCACGGGTAAAGCATTTAATCCTCTAGTATGGTTATTGCGTAAATCATCACGCACTTCTTTTTTTACCATATCATATTCTTCATCAACTACTGTAAATGGGGGATAAGTTATATCCCTCTCGTCACAAATAGTATTTTCGCTCAAAGAATCGAAGACTCCTATACCAGCATTCTGAAGATCAAGCACAATGAAATTTGCTCCAAAGTCATAAAATATTTCCTTAATTCTTTTTGCTTGAATACCAACATGTTGTCCCTTATGACTTTCCATATATAGTAAATGGCGTTCATAACCTCTACCAATAGACGGAATAAGTCTGATACAAGCAATAATAGAATTATCATTAACTTTATTTGCTCTTGTCGCAATATCAGAAGTTACAAATCTTATTTCTCCATCTTCTTTTGGAATATCATATTTATTTTTTTTTGGATTATAAGAATCTTCTCTTTGCGGATAAAAAGCCTTTTTTAAGGTTCTAGGGAACAATCTTAACGGGAAATAACTTTTCCCACTAGCACCACTAGGGATGTTATAATATTCCATCTGAACAGTTATATCGTCCGTATCATCCATTTCATCTTTAATCATTTTTGGTGTTTTAATACCAGACTTAAGAGTAATTAAGTAGTCAAAGGCCAAAAAGTTAGATGTCTCATCTCCTGACACCATTTTTTTAATACATGTCTTTACATACGTAAACCAATATTCAGCAGAATACCATGCAGACGTTATATAAGAAATAATACCGTCTTCTCTTAATTCTAAATCATCTTTATATTCTGGTTTAGACATATAAGGAGGCATTCTAACTTCGAGAAATGGCTTAATAACTTGTTCCAATATTTCTTTTGAAACCAATCTACTTTCTTCTACAACAATATAATTGGCACGATTCAAATTGTTATCTACAAGGCTTTTTATCCTCGTATTCTCCAAGTTGCGTTTCTTGGAGTTCGGCATATCTTTTCATCCTCATAAGAGGAGTCGCGGACTCGTGGGTTTATTATTTCAAAACCTATGCTCTGCATGTGACTAAAAAATCTAGCCTTCCATTCTGATTGGCATCTCAGCCTTCCAAGTTTCTTCCGCGATTCTAGGTACATGTTACCACATACCGAGGCAATCTCTCACCTCTAGCAGATTCCGAACTAGGAACTGCTTTAATATAACTTCCACAATGAAACACCACTTCTGCTCCATTAGGATTAATAGTAAGTTTTTCTATTTCTCTATCTATATTTGGGTATTTATGTCTCAGTTCTTCTAATTTACCAATAATTAGCGATCCCTGCTTTAATGTCTTCGAAACCGTCAAAACTTTAATTCCTGGATATAAAACACACAAACATAAAGACCATATAGCTATAATAAATGTTTTACTAGCAGCACGAGCAGCAACTATATATGCCAATGTGCTTCTTTGTAAAACCCATATCATTAAAATTTGAAATGGATGAAGCGTAATTCCAAAATAATCTCGAATGAGATAATTAGGATTCCTTCTCATAAAGGTAATCCATCGCTTCATTCTTTCTTTACGCTCGCCCTCAATTACAGAACTTCTAACCATAGATTTTGGTCTTATAAAAGAATTTTTAGAATTTAAATCTTTTTTAGCTTGATTTTTATATTTTCTAGGTGAGGTCGCCATCTTCTTTTGGCTCCACATCTACCGTTTCATCTATATCGTCTTCGGTATCAACATTGAAATCTCTACTTTGTGTAATAAAGTTTTTCAATGGACGAGTAACATATTTTTTAAAATAAAAATCAATATTATCAAAATCTTTAAATAATTTTTTATCTTTATAATATTCTGCCGGATCATTTTCTTCTATAATTTTTACAAAATTAGAAAATGTTTCTTTGCCTTTGCCAGAATTCGCTTCACTAGATTTAGACGGATCGACACTTGCTGTTTTCATTAAATCTTGTAATTCTTTTATTAAGTTCGCAGGAGTTGAACCACGGCTTTCTTTTCTTTTTTTACGAATTTCAAGAGACTTATGACAAATC